TGGCAGGCTGCGCACCGAGTGAAGACTGGACCACACCAAGACGCTGCAAACCAATATTGCGGATCGCATCCATTTGTTGCTGGTCCAATGCCTGACGCGCACCACCAGCGGCCATGACCGCTTGAGCGCCACCAAGACGCAATGCTTGTTGCTGTGCAGCCAAATTTCCTAGCTGGCTTGCACCGCCTAGCCTTAATTGCGCACCTTGCAAGCCTGCTTGCTGATTGGCAATGTCTGCTGCTGATCTGCGACCAATGTCGGCCTGCTGCGCGGCCATTGCCTGATTAAATGCCTGCTCGTTTAATGTTGCCCCAAGAGTGCCGGCCTGTTTAGCAAACCCTGCATTGGTCAAAGCCTCGGCCACACCTTGGCGTGATCCACCAAAAGCCTTGGCAGCAGTTGCGCGCTCGCCCATCTGCTGGATGGCAGTCTGGCGTGAAGCCTCAAGGTCAGTCAATGCGTTCTTGCGCACCATCTCTGAGTAGGGATTCATGTAAGAGCCGATAGTGCCTGGACCTTGTCCAAGACCTAGATTGGTCTGCTGCGCTGTGATCTGACCAGGCTGATAGACACCGCCATACGCGGCCATCTGGGCTGCTAAGTCTGTGCCAGTAATGCCTGGGCCAGCAAGGCCGGTGTTGACCAAAGCCTCCTCGCCTGCCTGATACAAAGGGTTGTAGCCGGCAAACTGCTGAGTCGGCAAAGCGCCAGCGACCCCTTGGGCCTGCTGAAAATTGGCCAAGAATGCTTCTTTGATCTGTGGATCAATGGAGCTTGTTGAGGTTGTTGTTCCACCTTTTGACATATCGCCACCTTATCCGAGTAAAGATTTCATTTTCTTGGCAGGCACTTTGCCTTCATTGATCATGTCCAAAAGTCCCTTGCCATATTTATCGACTGAAGACTTCTTGATCACATATTCACCCATATCAAGATTGACAGCGCCATCATCTGGACCAGGAGGATTGGGGCCAAACATTAGGCCACCATGGACATAGCCGCCTTTGGCCATTGCACCACCACCACCGCCACCGGTAGCTCCACCGCCATCACCACCAGTTCCACCACCATCACCAGCACCAGCACCGCCACCATAATAGTCAGCCAATGTAGTGCCAGCATTTGCAGCAATAGCTTTTGCAACATTAGCTGCATTGATCTGGTCATAGAGACCAGGGTTATAGCCACCCATGCTCAAGTTACCGACCACGCCAGCATAGGGGTTGCCCACTGGTCTCATCTGCGACATGATCTGAGAGTAGGGGGATGCACCACCGGCTGTCACGCCAGGGTTGTATTGAGCGCCAATTGGGATTGACTGGTAATTGTTGAAGTTCTGTGCAAAGCCTTGTGTGGCATTTGAGAATGGTGCAGTTGCATTGAATCGGTTTTGCACATCATTTTCTGACACGCCAGTCAGACCAGACACTTGGCTGTTTGTGATGCCAAGACGATTCATCTCGGCTGCAATCTGCTGGTCAGTCAAGCCTGGTGTTTTAAGAAAGTTTGTAAATGCGCTGAAGTTGGCTGTATTTGTTGGCGTTGTTGTTTTGTTTTGCAAAGCCAAAGCTCTTGCATTAGCCGCATTTAAAGCATTCTGAGAATTGGTCAATGCCAAGGCATCAGCAGCCGCTTTAGTCTGTGCAGCCGTTTGCGTTGAAATTAGATTCAAACGTGCATTGATCTCACCAACTGGAACACCAGTCATTTTTGAAATTTGATCACCTTTTAATCCAAGACGATTAACTTCAGCAGCAATTTGCTGATCAGTTAAATTTGGAGTTTGCAAGAAGTTATAAAAGGCAGTCTCTTGGGTTGTGCCAAATGTTGGGGTTGTTGCACCACCACCAGCCACTGTGCCAGCCGTTGTTCCACCAACTACATTGGCAGCTGTGCCAAGCCTAGACTGGACATCTGCAATTGGAACACCAGTGAGCTGTGACACTTGGGCAGCCGTAACACCTAATCGGTTTACTTCACCAGCAATTTGCGCATCTGTCAGACCAGGAGTCTGCAAATATGAAAGTAGTTGCTCTGTATTTGTGGCCATATTTATCCCCTAAAGTTCCTTTGCCATTACAGACCATTGTGGACTGTAACCTTCGTCTTTCAAAAATGTCTTTGCCCAGCCTCTTCGGCCTGCCAAAGTCACCCTGGTGCAGCCAACAGACTTGCCCCAGGATTCGATCAATGGTCGCATCCGTGAGAGTTCATCTAGGTCGCCACCAGCCAGAAAATAATGCAAATTCTTTAGCTGCGGATAGACAATGATCTCTGTCAATACCACCGAGTCCTTGGCCGGCCACAGCTGTAATCTGTGATCCTCGACCATCTCAGCGACATCGTCAAAATTATGTGTGCCTCCACTGTATTCTAAGGCAGCCTCCACATGATGGCGCAGCCTGTCCAATTGTTCTTGGTCGCTCATCGCTTACCGGCTGGGATGGCCTCAAGCCTAAAGATGCCCACGCGCCAGTCGGCCAAAGTATTGCCAGTCACCTTTACATTGACTTGTCGGCCAGAAAACCTTACTGAAGTTGGGTTGGCTGCCGTATATGGCCCAAATGTAGACTGGTCGCCAGTCGGGTAATTACGGGTTTTAAATGACACCACCGCTTCACCCAGAGTCTGCTCATCTGGGACCACTTGCCTGACCGACATGATGTTGTCGCCATTTCCCAATTGCACTGGGCCACTTTCAGCGTAGAGGTTGGCGCTGTCATAAGCAAAACCGACTTCATGCTCATAGATATAACCATCGGTTGAAACCATCAATGGGTTGGTAAATACTCCGGCATCAGTGCCAGCAGTACGCGCCAATGAGCCTATGTTCCAATGCTGCTCTCTATAATTAAAAGTGACATAACTGTCATTTTCATTACTTCCACTGCTTGGGTAATACCACCAGATTTCGCCAAACTGACTATTGTGAACAGCATAAACTTTGGATGCCTGGTTAAAGTTCATATTCCCAAAGACATAATCCGACACATCGCTTGGCAGTGGCTTGACATAGCCGTCATATATCCAGAAGCCAGACTTGCTCATCCAAATGGCAGCAGTGTCAATGGCCGCCACAGACTGGGCCGAGATCAATCCACAACCAGAGCCAGCCTTCTCAAAGCCATAGACAAATGGCGCGCCAACATATTGCGCTGTATGCACATCGACATCTGTAAACAGTAGGTTGACACCCTTGACTCGCTTGCCGGCAATGAGTGAACCAGGCGTTGCCAGTTCATAGTCACCGGCCTGATTTGTGGCTGCCGGTGTCCAGACTGTATTGTCTTCCTGGTCAGACCATTGCACTTTGCGTGGATTACCACCAGCACCTAAAGCAAACATAATGCGCTCGGCAGTCACCAAGACCGCCTTGTTGCCCGTAGGTGCATTGGTAATGGCCGCAGCCAATGTGGGTGTCGCAAACCCCAATTGCCACTGATAGAGCTTGCCATCGGTGCTTGAGCAAGCAATCAAATACTCGCCCCATGTGTCCATAGACCATGTGGTGGCCGCAGTAACTGATCCCAAGTCGGGTCTGGCCACGCCATAACCAAATGAGCCATAGGTGCTGTATCCATAACCAGTTTTCAAAACTGCATCAGCATTGCCAGCTGTAATGCCGCTTGGAGTAATCTCTTTGAGTGTTCCAGCCTCATTCATGGCATAGAGTTTGGATTGTGTGCCTGCTGCAATCCACCTCAAAGCGCTGTTATCGCGCCAGGTAATGAAACCACGGCACAGACCAGTCATTTGGCTAGAAGCTCGTTTTCTCCAGCCACCCATGGGTCGCAAAGTGTTCTCGTACCAGCGCACAAGGTTTGCGTCATACCAGCGGCCTGCCGACTGGTACTCAGTGCCGTTTCTGTAAATGCCTGGGGGTAATTTGAGTGGTATGTACATGGCAATTATGTTGGTAAGTTGGACACAAAGCTCATTGTGACAATGGCTGATGGCACTGCTGGCCGTGTGGGGCTTGTGCCGGCTGGATATTGTTCAATCGTGACACCCACATCGGTTGGTCTCCACATTATCTCAACATAGTCTGTGGCATTTAAGCTCAAAAAATAATTGATTGCACCAATAGTGTGAAATGGGTCGCCAACACCTTTTCTGGGTGCAAAGCCAAATCTGCTGTTTGAGTTGGCCGCATTTGTACCATTGACCCGAAACCAGACATCGACATCTTGAGACGAATTTGTCGTATTTGTAAACTGAATGGAAAACTGCAAGTTCCAGATTCCGGCATCGGCCACAGTGATTCTGGACCCACTGGCCATGGTCACGCCATTGGAAAAGTCTGTCGTGTTGAATGTGACCGCATAGGCCGTGGTGGTGTTGGCAGCCACCTGGTCGGTTGAGTCTTGAAATGCCCCATAGGGGTTGTTCATAAACTTGCCGCCCCTTGGTCCAAACAAAGACCCTAGCACTGAAGTGACTTTTCTGAAGTAATTATTTAAGGCGCTGTAATTTTCATTTAAATGCCTGCGCTCATACGCCTCTGGGGGATAACCCAGACTTGGTATAGATGGGGCTTCAAGTTGTTGCTGTTTGGTGGCCATGGCTTGATTTTGCCCTAAACAGCCCCCAATGGATAAGACTTTTCATTGACACAAAATCGGACTACGATAATTTTGCAGCAATCGGCTGCTTTAACTGGGGAATGTCATGAAATTTGAAATGGAATTGGGTTTTATTGAGAATGAGAAAATTACAATCGAAACGTGGGATTTTGAAAAAATTGAGATCATCAAAGATTTCATTGCTTTTCAAGAAGAACACGGCTGGGCAGTTGAATATGAAGCAGTTAACCTTGATGATGAAGATTTTGAAGAAGACACTGAAGAAGAAGAAATCCCACCTTTTGCTTTAGATTCCAAAGAAGAACTTTAACCTATGGGTTGCAAATGGGGCTTACTTGGACATCAAGTACAGCCCCACATTTGAAAATGCATAGCCTGCATAGACCACGGCCATATATAGATTGCCTTTAAAGAGCTGCTCCCCAGCAATGTAGGCATAGATCGCGCCAGTCAGAATGATTAGCCAGGCGCTCAAAATGCACCCACATCGATGACCTCACCCCTAAACTGGACCATGTCTTCGTCAAATTTATGGACCAGCTCTGGCCATAAAAGTGTCCCATTAAAGAAGTTTAGAACCGCAAAGCCCGATCTGTGGTTGTTAGGATTTATCTCGGCATAGTTAAATTGTGGGCCATCAGTCTCGGCCAGTGTCCCTGTATCTACCCCGTATCTACACCCGTTGTAATCGCTGAATGGCGTGACTTTTAATGAATGCAAATGACCGGTTATTATGCTGACACCAGCGTTGACAGTGTTGTTGTGGGTGGCATGAATCCCCCCCTTGTACCGGTGTTTGATGATGCACTGCTCAGTGGGCCACACTGCCCAGCAGAAGTCCCAGTCTGGGATGTGGTCTGTGAGCTTAAAGCCTTTGACCTCTTTGAATTGTGGCGCGTGCTGGGCCAGTCGGTTGCCAAAACGAATGTCATGGTTGCCCCATGTAAACAGTAGCTTTACATTGTGCCTGGCTGCTTTGGCCACTTCCTCAATCTCACCCAACGCACCTTGCGTAGCTTTGAGTTCTTGAATGACAGAAGTTTGGGGAAGTTCAGTCACATCATGGCGGCTTATAGATGCACCATCCAGGGCATCCCCATTGCACACGATCGCATGAGGCTTGAATTCTTGAATGGCCCACAGTAATCCTTTAAAGGCCGTGGACCTTTGACCAGGTATAAAGTGCGCGTCAGAGAAAACAATCACAGTGCCATCTAGCATTCCAAGCTCAACTTGCTTTAGTGGACTAAATGACTTGGGTTTGTTTTTGTCGTATTTAACACCACGATGGTCACTTGCATGAAGTGCCATGTTGTAAGTTTTCTCAATCCATCTTCTACGCAAATGAACTGCCCTGTTTGCTATTCCAAGATGTTCAGCTATTTTTTGTGCAGATTGAAGTTGTCCCCACAGTTGGATAAACTCAGTATCAGTACACGTTTCGTTATGGCTACCCATTGGAATCCTTGGTTAAAAGGTGTTCTAGCAAATTGATTATGCGATGCTCTTGCATTTCTTTGTCGTCCTCAGAGGAGGATGCGTCTTGTGCCACAGTCATCAAGTCATGCAAAAAGATGTGCAGTAATTCATGCAAAGCAGTCTTATCTATGCTCTCAGGTGTAATTTTCTCAGCACCAAAGTCACCCAATCGATAAACAGCAAGTCTTGCGTTAGGAGTGAACTCAACAGAAGCCATCGCTGCTTTAGCTGGCTTTATGCCTTTCTCAATTCTCCAATCGCCAAGACTAAGCACTTGCTGCCACTTTCTGACACTTTGTGCAAACAGTTCTGCGTGTTCTGGCGTAGGAATGTTAGGCATTTCAACACCTTATACAAGAATTGTTACAGTTTAATTTAACAATGCACATTCTGCAACTCTGCGCTTTGTCAGACCTGCTAGAACTTTACCACCGCCCTTGTTCCATAACATAAGTTGCTCTTTAGCCCCTTCCCAATCTTGGGCATTGATTTTTCGCTTTAGAGTGGAGGTTTGGAGTCTGCCAATACCTAAGTTATAGCAAAAGTCCACAATGGCATTGCACTTACGCTCGTCTGTCATAAGGATGGGGCAGTTTCTCAGAGCACCCTGTAAGTAGGTATGCTCTAACTCGTGCATAAGTAAAGCACTAGCTACAGCCTCATCTATTGGGCTATCTTGCAAGGTTACTTTGCGCCCATCAGCATAGTAAGTAGAGCCATAACCAATCGTAGCTACGTTAGCAGGGCATAAATAGGGTTTACTTCTAAACCCCTCAAACTGCTTACATAAAGATGCAGCCAGTTCTAAGTTCATATGCCACGCTTAGACAGAGTTCTATCAAGAAACCAGTAGTTAATAGTTCCTGAGAGCAAAGCAGAAAAGTCTGGTGTCATCATTGTTTTAAAAACTTCAGTAGCTGGCGCACCTGCCAACCATGCGTTCCAAGCAAACCAAACATGGATAAATGACCATACGAATAGTACCCAATATGTTACTACTGGCCTGACTGATGCTGACAGACTGGCCACCCATCCACCAGCTGCTTTAACCATCTCGGCCTGCTGAGTGATAGCCGCATTAAATGCATCCATTACGCCAACATCCACCGCAGCTTCTCTTTGTGCGCCAATTTCGGCTAACTTCTGTTGGCCACGTTGAGCTTCCAAATCGCATTGGAACTTGAACATATTAAGTTCATGCTCACGCTCATTTTTTTTATCAAGCCATTTAAGGACTTCAGGAGCCATCCTAAAGATGCCACCAAAAATTGAACCTAATAAACCACCACTAAGAATATCAAGCATGATTAGTCCTCACAATGTTTACATTTATGGTGAGAGTCACCATGCGACAGTTTGACACCCGCCAAGAGGCCAATAAAGCCACCAATGATGGTTTGAAAAGCAGGGTGAAGCATGGCAAAGATTTCAGCGTTGTCTACTTCCTTTGCCCATAAGCCCAAAAGAAAAGCGGCCACCATCCCCAATACTGATAAGCAAAGAGTAGAAGCTACCATCAAGGTAACTGAGTAAGTCAACTTACCTACAACATCTTGGTCTTGTTTCATACATATATATCCAGTTTACGATTCTGAAATATTTCCATGCGGAGTCTCTCTTGAACTGACTTCTTGCAATAAATCTCAAAGCCTATGTCTTGTAATTGCACTTGTTTTTGTTTGGCTAATTCGTTTGCTTTATTAACTTCATGCTGTCTTTCAAGTCTTTTCTGAGCAAGGTCATGTCTATCTGGATAACCAGAGGGCTGAACAGTCGGGAACAATTTGATGGTATCAATCATTTCTTTTCCCTCTCAAGTGCGCTCTTGTATCCTTGAATTACTTTATGTCTTAACTCTGCACCATCGGCCGCACCAGCCCATTCACTCAAATTATTCCAAATGACGATAAAGTCGGAACTTTTGCATAACTTCTGATGATTTGTAAGCCATATAGACATTTGCTGATGACGTTCACTTGGGTTGTGGATTGTGTAAGCAATTGAATAAAACTCTCTAACACTACAAAGGTCTTGCCCTGTGGAGTGAAGTGAGAGAGTTAAAACAAGTGCAATAAGCCATTTCACGGCATCGCCCAAAGAATGACATTAGCGCAAAACATGACGAAACAAAAAAGAAAGGCTAGAGCAATAATAGCTTCTAGCCAATCCATCATTTTTTAATCCAAGTCTGCCAAACAGCACCAGCCGCCATGATTAGACCCGCCACCCAAAGAATAGGCTTGGCAGCAGAGGCTATCCATCCAAGCACTTTAAAAGCCCCATCAAGAGCCTTCATAGCCTCTACAAGACCTTTAGTGTTCTGGTCTATGCTATCTACCTTGGTTTCAACTTCAACCAGCCTGTCGTAGATTTGCTTGTGGGTGACTTCGTTTTCCATGAATTACTCCACTGGTGCGTCTTTAGGTACTTGCGCTTCAGCCTGTTCTTTGATTTTAAGAATCAGAGGCCAAACGCCTGACTTGCTTGGCAATTCACCAAGAGTCTGCAATACAAAGTTAATCTCGTTAACTTCTAACTCTAGCTTCATGCTTGACCCCAAGGTGTGCCAGTAGCAGTAACAGGGTTCTTCTGCAAAGCAATATTAGCTGCCAGAGCCGCCTCTGTACTAGCTTTATCCACCCCATTAGCCCACACCCAACCAAGCACTGTTTCTTGTGTCAGGTCTGCATAGGGAATCGTTGGTGTGCCATCAGCCCATGAGCAAGTTGAATAGATAGAAGCTGTGTGTTCACCATCTACTGCTGTGGCTTGCCAATGGCAGGTCTGCACAAATCCTGTGGCGATATCTCTGTCCAAAGTGCTAATAGTCCAGTTTACTGTGGTCATGTTAATTTCCTTTAAATTCTGGCGTGTTTGCCGTGATACAAAAGTCTTGCTTCATCTGCCACCAAACTTGCAAGGTCTAAATCTTTAAAAGTTCCCAAATGAATTACTTTTCTATTTATTTGAACTCTAGCAATCCACTTGTTTTCTCTTTTACCCCAAACAACACCTTTAGTTCCTGATGTGTTGTGAGATGGCAATTTTGAGTTACAAGCATTTAAAGACTTGTTAGATTCTCTTAAATTATCAATAGCGTTATTTTCTGAGTTGCCATCAATATGGTCAATCAACTTAGGGATGTGTCCATGTTGCATTAAGAAAATAATTTGGTGCGTGTAATAAAATTTACCATTCAAGCTAAGTTTTTTATATCCATGCCCTGAATTTGCACCTGCTTCTGGGTCAGTTTTAAACTTGCCACTTCCTCTTGAACATTTCCTGTAAAACAGCTTTCCGTCCCTGTACTCAAACAGTCTGTGCGCTTCATCTTGTGTCAAGGTCATGTCAGTCCTTAAAGATTAGCGGCATCAAGTCGTGCCTTGAGTGATTGGATTAGGGCTTGTTGTTCTTGGATGGCGGCAGTCAATGTAGCCACCAAGAATGACACATCAATGCCTTGATATTGTGGGTTGCCATCAGCATTTACGGCATCTTTCTCACCTGTCACAGCGTTTGGCACAATTTCAGCTAATTCGTGAGCAATAAAACCCTCACCATTGGAGTTGTCAGCGTTCCATTTATATGTGACTGGCTTAAGTAATGCCACTTTAGCCAATGCACCTGTCATTGGTGCAATGGTATTCTTTAGGCGGTAATCAGATGAAGTGTTATAGGCAGTTGCAGAACCACTTATTGAGATACTTCCAATTGCGCCATTAGGATTGCGAAAGACCATTGCGTTTGTTGAGCCTGTTGCGCTTGAACTTACGCTAATACCATTAGAAGTACCATAAATTGCCGCTACAGTAAGTTTTGCACTATCAGTTGCTGACGTTGTATTTACGCATACGTCACCCGCTGACGTTATTCTGGCTCGTTCTGTCTCACCAGTTTGAAAAGTTAAAGTTCCGTAAACAGAGCTAAGAGTTGTGATGCTATTTGTCGAGTCAATATTAAAATATGCTTTACGAACTCCAGATGCATATAACTCAAATGCTTTATATTGACCAGTTCCATCAACCGACATTGCCACACTACTAGTGGAATACAAGCTGATTTTCCCGTTTGCGGTTGTAGTACCAACAAGCAAATTCCCACTTGCATCCAGAGTCATCGCCTGAGTAGCAGTAATAGTTCCCCCTGCTGTACCTGATGGGGCTATAAACCATTTATGCTGACCAGTTTGTTGCGCATATTCAGTTGCGTAATCAGTCCCAATATAAATGCGGTTTGTGCCGTTGTAATATGTATTGGAACTAAAGTGACTGTTGTTTGTACTTGTTGACCAAATAGCAGTATTACCAACTTGAGATGCAGTAAAACCACTCCAAGCACTCGGAGTAACTCCCACGCCTAGATTGCCCGAGGAGTCGAGCAACATTTTTTGAGATGTGCCTAAATAAAACGACAGATTTGCGGTAGCTTTACCCGCATAAATAATTCCATCATATAAATTGCCAGAACCTATAACTGCTTTATATGAGCCAAATACAACTTGGTCTGTTCCATCACCGCATGATAAAAATGTTCCAGATGTTGCAACTTGTGTGTTTATATTTCCACGAACATCAAGTTTGTAGCCAGATGCAACGCTAGTTGTACCAATACCCAACCCTGTTGAGGTGAGGCGCATACCTTCTGCCGCCCCAACTAGACCAAACTGCATACCGCTAGTTGCATCAACCTCAATACGACCTGAGTAAGCAGAATCAGCCGCATTTCTAAACGACACAGAAGATGCGCCGTCACTTGTACGACCGATAAGCCACAAGTGATTGCTAGAGGCTGTGTCTTTAACTACCAACTTTCCTGCCGCAGCAGAAGTAGCACCAACAAATAAACTTGTGCCATCAAACTGAAGCGCAGAGCCACTTGTCACAACCTTTGAACCATTGAGATAGGTTACTCCGTTGGCTGTGCCTCCTGAGAATGTGGGGTTTGCTGAGAACGATGATGTGCCGGTCGATGTCAATGTACCGGCCACAGCCAAAGTCTTGCCAGAGCCAACATTAAGGCCCACTGATGTGCCAGTTCCACCGGCAGTAAAGATTGCATCAACACTGTCCAGATCGGTGTTGATCTTCGTTCCCCAGGTATCAGTGGATGCACCGACTTCTGGTTTGGTCAGTAATAGGTTTGTTGTGGTTGTATCTGCCATTTAAAGCTCCTTTTAGACTGGTGTCCAAGTCTCTGAATTATCCCCGATTGTGGTCCAAGTTTCTGCACTGTCGCTGATGGCCGTATAAGTTTCTGCCGTGTCGCCAAGCACAGTCCAAGTCTCTGCCGTATCGCTGATTGCCGTATAAGTTTCTGCCGTGTCTGGGATTGCACCCCAGCCAAAGCCAAAGATTGTGCCGACCGACCCAGTGGCCGCATTGCCAGTGATTTCCACTGATATGACATTGACAACACTTCCCACAGCTGCTGTGGCAGTGTTGCCGGTGATAGCTTGAAATGTAATGACCTCACTGGGCATCGTTTCCACAGCACCCGTGGCCGTGTTGCCGGTGACTGCCTTGCTGACTGAAACACCCAAAGAGTCGATAGCGCCAGTGGCCTGATTTCCTGTGATCTCAAATGCAATGCCTGGCACTGCCGTGCCAGCCGCTGCCGTGGCCGTGTTGCCTGTGACTGCCTTACTTAATTCTGGGGCTAACGTACCAGCTGCGCCCGTGGCCGCGTTGCCGGTAATGGCAATGCTTATTGCGATAGTGACTGTGCCGACATTGCCGGTGGCAATGGTCCCATCCTCTTGGACTGATGTATTGGTCAGCAGCGTGCCGACAGCACCAGTGGCCGTGTTGCCACTGATGACAACATTGCCTATGCCGTAGACACCAAGGCCGTAATAGCCCGTTCCATAAGCAGCCATGCCGCTGCCCCTTTATTTAAGCGATCCGGATCAGGCCGGTGCTTGCGTCATTGACCGGCATGGTCAGGGTGAACGTGCCAGCTGTGACTGTCTGTGATCCAAACGTGTGGACACTGACAGCCTTATTGCTTTGCGTGCTGTTATATATTAAGACCGCATTGAATGCCGTGGTCAGAGTGACAGTCGTGTAGGCAATGCTGGCGCTAGGGGTCACAAAGGCTGTCGTGCCGCTGGTGCTTGGCGCAGTGCCAAACGTCACAGTCGCACCGCCTGCTGTGTAGCCAGTGCCTGACACCTCATTGGTGGCGCTGTAGGCTGTGGTTGTCGCATTGACTGTGGCAGTG